CCATATCAACAAGTTTGTTAGTGGGTCTGCGCTGGGTTATTAAATCCTATTTGAATGAGTTAAAACCAAACGGAGGCTCATCAATTAAGGATCAGATTAATCGATTGGAACAGCGTGTCGATGATCTGTTTGTTTTAATATCTAAGCGATAATTTTATTTATGGCGAACACTCGAAAACCTATCAAACGCAAAAAGATCAATCGTCGTGTCGTTCGCCAATCTCCTGAACCATTAACAAAGATAGATCAGCATTACACCGCTTTGCATGAATGTTATAAAGCAGCTCGTAAAGCAGGATTTACACCAGAGCACGCATTCTGGTTGATGACCGAGCATAAGACTTTTCCTGATTGGATCGTAGGCGATGGCGGGATTATTCCTTCCATAGATCCAACTGACGATGAGGATGACGATTAAGCGATACTTAGTAATAAGTGATTTGCAAATTCCCTACCATCATGAAACAGCCGTCAAGAATGTTATTAAATTGGCGAAGCGTGAAAGATTTGACAGCGTTTTATGCGTTGGCGATGAGATTGATTTTCAAACCATTAGCCGTTGGGCTGAGAAAACACCTTTGGCTTATCAACAAACTTTGGATGATGACCGCACAGCTACTCAAGAGATCCTTTGGGCATTAACCGAAAATTCTAAGGAAGCCCACATAATTAGATCCAATCATACGGATCGTCTTTACAACACTTTATTAAAAGTTCCGGGAATGATCTCACTTCCCGAATTGCAGTATGCCAAGTTTATGGATTTTGAATCTATGGGTATTACATTCCATAAGACATTCTTTGAATTTGAAAAGGGCTGGATCTTGGCTCATGGCGATGAAGGCAACATCAATCCTAACGCTGGACAGACTGCCCTAAATCTCGCCAAAAAGGCTGGTAAGAGCGTAGTTTGTGGGCATACCCATAGACTAGGTATGTCAGCCTACTCAGAGGGGCTCTACGGGGCTTACAGACCCCTTTACGGCGTAGAAACCGGAAACCTTATGAACCGAGCAAAGGCTTCTTACACAAAAGGGCTCGCAAATTGGCAAATGGGCATAGTCATCATGGACTGGGATGGCAAGAATATGAATGTGCAGATGATTCCAATTAACAAAGATGGAAGTTTTACAGCTCTTGGAAAGTCTTATGGGGCGTGAAACAGACTATATCGACCGCACGATTGATGACCATATCGATGATGTTGAGGATATTGGCGTTATCTAATCGTTATAAGCCACGCCGATAAATTATTGGCTTAAAAACTTGATTTAGGTCAAACTTTATGTATTCACAGAGATGCTGTGGATATGTAAGGGAGCAACATGAAGTCAAATGAAAGAAAATGCGAATGGTGCAACGGCACTACTCGTGGGGATGTTTGTCCTAGATCGTTAGAATGTCCTGATTGTTTATCAAAAGCAGGATTAAGCTGCAAGCGACCATCAGGTCATCGTGCATCAGAAATTCACAGTTCAAGAATTAAGGCTGCTTATGCAATAGATGATGCAAATGGCTTTGATTGGAAATTGGCTTACGCTGACAAAATTGCGGTGAACGCATGAAGATCAATGGGATTACTATTTTGTGGTTCATCATAGCCACCGGCTTGTTAGCCTACGCATTTAGTTTATGGCAATCCGAAATTTACAATCGGGGTTATTGGCGTGGCAGGGCAATGGGCTGGGATATGCACCGCAGAATGACCAACATCAAAACACAGTCAGATGAGGTTTTTGATTATGACAAGCAGAACTGAGTTTTTGGATGAGATCGCAACCATTCTCTCAGCTAGAGGATCAGTTTACGGAAGCAGTCAAAGCAATCACGAGCGAATCTCAGAATTGTGGTCTGCTTACTATGGAGATTACATATCGCCAATGCAGGTCAGCATCATGCAACTGCTTGTTAAGGTCAGCAGACTTGCCGAAACTGCAAATCACCAAGATAGTGTTAAAGACATCATTGGTTATGCAGTCATCTACAAAGAACTGCACGACCATTACGACCAAGAATTTGGAGTAGCAGATGGCATTTAATTTAGAGGATTATGAAACAGTCGAATCAAGATTGGAGAAGTGGCATGGAAAATTTCCTGACAACAGAATCGAGACTGAACTCATCGAGGCATCTAACACTCGATTCATTGTATTTTGTAAATTATTCAAAACGGAAGCGGACGCAAAGCCGTGTGCAACTGGGCTCGCTTTTGAAACAATTTCGGATCGTGGTGTCAATTCAACTTCTGCATTGGAGAATTGCGAAACTTCAGCGATTGGCAGAGCACTTGCAAATGCAGGTTTTGCAGCTAAAGGCAAGAGAGCATCTAAGGAGGAAATGAGCAAGGTAGTTGCACCTTCATCTTTTAAGGAAAAGTTGGAAAGCCGGCAAAACATGTATGGCAAGGCTGGATCTAAGTCAGCACAAATTGAAACAATCTTAAGAGATAGTTTTGCAGCTGATAAACCTAAAGATCCGGTTGCTTGGTCTGTTGGTGATGTAGTTGCTGAGATTGGTGCATCAATACCTAATGAGCCACCTGCGTGCCAGCATGGGCATATTCTTAAGGAAGGAATATCTAAAGGAGGCAAGCCTTACTATGGATATGTTTGCAAAGCAAAAGAGTGTGCGCCCAAATGGGCAAAACTTACAGCTAATGGAAAATGGTATTTTGAAGGAGGTGAATAAATGGGTGAATTACAAATTATTGACGGCTCTGGTCTAACTGCAACTTTTACAGATGATGGAGTTAAGGTAGAGCCATCAACAACATATTGCGACTTATGCAACGATGACAGATTACTTCATGAGGGCGATCTGCTTCGATGTTATAACTGCCACGCAATCAATCGAATTCCGTATCATGCCTAATTACGACTACGAATGTGATGGCGAGGGGTTGAGTATTGTATTGGATCTTCCAATGGAGCACGAAATCCCTTGTTGTCAAGTATGTGGGGCTAAATTAAGGCGTGTCTATTCAGCAGTTCCGGCGATATTTAAGGGAACTGGATGGGCTGGTAAAGGTGGTTAAATTTAAATGTAATGGCTGCTCTGGCAACACCGAATTCATTTGGCTAGATGGTTATTCCACAGCTCATGGGTTTCGTGTATATCAATGCCTAAGTTGCAATTGCATTGGAACTAAGAATCTAGCAGAAGCAACTGACACTCAAGAGCCTGTCATTAGATGCACTAAATGCGGGTCTTGGATGTTCGTAGATCAGGAGTGCCATACATGTGCGCTAATCATGACGAAATGACACACACCATCAATTGGACTTATCAAAACAAGCTGCGTGAGCAATGGCTGTTAGATAATCCCGATGCACAATACATAGGTTGGATGTCAATATGACTTGCCGTCTGACCTGCGGTTATGCTGATGGATTTGGAAGTGTATGCTACCCTTAAACGCAAATTCGCTTTCAGAGCGAAAGGGCGATCTGCGAAGCAGAAAGATCGCAAGGTTTGGTTTGGTGATACCTCTGTTCATAGCCTTAAACATAGGCTTGTTAAAAGATTATTCCGTTGCTTCATTAGATAGAACTAATCATTACAGACAATGGGCTTTTATGCAGCTTAATGACTTAGATCAATTTTACTGTTTAGATGAATTGAATTTTAAAGAATCTAGGTGGAATCCAAAGGCTAAGAATGGTAGTCATCATGGCATTCCTCAAGGTAGATCTAAATGGTTGGCAACAGTTGATGGGTTCAAACAAATTGATTGGCAATTGAAATACATAAAGAAGCGATACGATAATCCTTGCAATGCATTACAACATCATAAGATTAAGGGATGGTATTGAGTAAGTCAGCTTTAAGATCAACAGGATCAACTAGGCATTGGAGATCTATTAGATCAAGGGTGTTGCGTAGAGATGGGTTCATCTGTCAATACTGCAATCAAGAGGCTACAACAGTCGATCATGTAATACCTAGAAGGCTTGGTGGATTAGATAGCGATGACAACCTAGTTGCAAGCTGCACAAGATGTAATTTAAGCAAGGGTGGGCGGTTTTTTGTGAGCAAGAGGACAC